ACATATTCAATTAATGAAACGATATGCCGAACATCCAGAAGTTAAAGAGGTTAGAGTTCTTATTGGCCCAGGAATTCGAAATGGAATTGATCAAAAGCTTTCATTAAAAATTGCTGAAGAACTTCTTTCCTCTTTTGATAATGTTTCTGCAGAAGCTGTTCCATATCCTTCGCCCATACTAACAGCTTATAAATACATTACAGACGAAGCTAAACCTGGTGTATACGCCTTAGCTGGTTCGAAAAAAGGTGGAGATTATGAGAGAGTAACTAAATTCGCTGAAGATTTTTCACCTAATGGAAAATACGCAAGTTTTTTAAATGATGGCGTTAAAGTAATAGAACTTCCTATTGATGCTGAACCTCTAATATATCAAGGAAGAACCGATGATAACGACGGAAAACCAATATCTGCTTCAATAATGAGAAAAGATATATTAAATGATGATTATGAAAATTTTGTCACCAATTATCCTGGCTATAACGAACGAATTATTAAAAAGATATGGAAAATGTTAAAGCGCGTTGTTATTGAAGGAGCGGAAGAAGAAACGGACGAAATAATAAACGAATACGGCCATACAGGTTATGGAATATTTAATAATTATAGAAAGATAGATGATAATAATTTAAAACCATACGTGCGTCCTAAGGCTTTTATTATTAAAAATCTTCATGCAAATGGCTTCTTTGAAGACATGGAAAAACTTGAGAATCTTGTTAAAAATGGCACATCAGAATACTTTAAAGGAAATATCATTGATGGCATGCAATATGTTATGAATTATGTAAACAATTGGAAAAATATAAAAACTATTAAATGGCAAAAAAAAATTAATGAGTGACGCTCAGGAAATTTTAGATGAAATATGGGAAACACAACAAAGAAAACGAAATAGAAAAAATAAATGAATAAATTTATATCATATAAGCAGTGGATAAATGAAGCAGTAACTCCTACTGTTAACAAACATATGACGCACGCAGAAGATCTTGTTATGCTCGGAGGAAAGGAAGGCATTGATTGGGTCATAAATATGTTTAAAAGTTTATATGAAATACTTCAAGGACACACAGAAAAAGAGGATGTCAAACTTTCTGTAAAATTTGATGGTGCTCCTGCTGTTTTTGTATGGTCAGATTTTCCGGGTCTCGATAAACCTGGCATAGCCATTAAAGGCTTATTTGCTAAAGATCGAAAAATTATGTTTAGTAGCAGTGATGTAGATAAGTTTTATAAAGATCGTCCTGATCTTGCATTTAAACTTAAATATATGTTGAAATTTGTTCCAAAACTAGGAATTCCAAAGGGACAAATATGGCAAGGCGATTTTCTGTTCGATGAAACTACACTTAAAACTGAAGATAATCATTATGTTTTTCATCCTAACACAATAGTTTATAAAGTAGATAAAGATTCAGATTTAGGAAAAAAGATTAAAAAAGCAAAGGTAGGAGTAGTTTGGCATACTAGATATACTGGTGAATCTCTTGAAAAAATAGAAGCCAAGTATAACGCAAAGGCAAACGAGTTAAATTCTATACCTGAAGTATTTATGACCGACGCATATATCCCTTCTTTAGCAGGAATAGTGACGTTTACAGAAGAAGAAAGCAATAAATTTACAGAATTTATTTCGAAATTAGAAGAAAATCGTAAAATTGTTGAATCTTCACCAGAATACGAACGAATAATTAAAGATAATAATTTTATTTCGTTGTTTACCATATTTCAGAATTCGTTGATAAAAAGAAATATTCGAATTAACTCAAGTGAAGAATATCTTGATGAACTTAAATCATTTGTAGTAAACAGATATCAAAAAGATATAGAAGGAAAGAAAACAGAAAAATCAAAAACTGCATTAGTTGAAAAATTAAATAAACTTATCAGTGACATTGAAAATAACGATATTCTAAAGCACCTTATCGAGTTAATACTTGAGATTACAAATATTAAACATATGTTTATTAAAAAATTAAATAATATCGGAAAATTTGAAACTTTTTTGCAAACTAGGAATAGAAAGTATATTACAACTGGAGATGAAGGTTTTGCTGTATCTGACATGCACGGAAACATCGTTAAACTTGTAGATAGATACGAATTTAGTTATGCAAACTTTTCTCCAAATATATTAAAAGGTTGGACAAAATAAAAAATTAATATTATGAGTTTAGGTGTTATTATTGCGATGGGATTAATGGTAATTTTTGCTATTGCGTTTATTTCGAATGTCGTAGATCTTCTTATTTATGCTATAGTAGTTTCACGTCAAGAAAGACGTTATAAAATTATGAGTGATCCTGATAGAAAAACTCGTAGAGAATTATATTATGTGAATATATCCGAAGAAGAAAAAGAGACAGTTAAAACAAACGTAAAAGATCATTCAAAAATACTGAATAAATAATTTAAAAAATTTAACAACATTTTAATTTTTGCATTAAAACTATGTGAACTTCTATGAATATATATTTTATTTTATAGTAAATGACTAAAGCGCTTTAATCACTTAAATTATTTTTTAACTTATTAACTAAAATTACTAAATTACTATGAGTTCTAATTATGACTTGGATGCATTATTTCATCCTAACGTAAACATTGAAGCCGATAAAGGCTCAAAATCTTCTGGGGAATACTCTCCATCTGCCGATAAAGGACAAAACGGCGTTTACAAATCAATCATCAGATTCGTTACTTGGTGGCCAGATCCAAACAACTCAATATTTGATAAGTGGGTATGTTGGTTGGTTGATCCTGTTACTAGTCGTGGACGAAGCATTGATTGTCCCTCTTCTGTAGGACAACCATCTCCTCTTCAGGATATGTATTGGAAATTTAAGAACAGTGAATCTGTTCAGGACCAAAAGAAAGCAGAAATCTTTAGTAGAAGACACCAGTATGCTGCTATTATTCAGGTTATAAAAGATGATCAGAATAAAGAAGCAGAAGGAAAACTTCTTGTATGGAAATTTGGAAAAAAGATCCAAGAAAAGATTGAAGCAGAAAAGAAACCTGTGCTGGGTGATCCTCATGAGCCATTTGATCTTCTTGACGGAAAAGCATTTGCACTTATTATCAATAAGGTAGCGGGTTATAACAATTATGATCAATCTCGTTTCCTTGATAAGAAAATTCCTCTTTTAATTCCGAGAAAAGAAGACGGACAACCTATTCCTATTAATAACAATACTCCAAGAGAAGAAGTGTTCAATTTTCTTAAGGAAAATTCTCCCGATCTTTCTCAGTATGCATTTAAAGAATGGGATCAAGAAACTCATGATTACGTAAATGCTGTTATCTTAGGAGTATCAGGTGTTGTTCCATCTACAGGTTTTGCTAACGTGAGAGATAATGTCAATAAACCTTCATCTCCCTCACAAAGTAGTTCAAATATCACTTCGCAAGACTTATCTCTTGATGATTTGAATCTTGACGTAGGTATGGGTGGATTATCAGATCTTAATCTTCCTGATATAGGATCTCCTGAAAATATTACAGGTTTATCTATTAATTTAGACGACGAACTTCTTAATCTGTAATTATGGTAGAAAATGTTGATTTAAAGAAAGGGTTGAATTTCGATTCTTCCCTTTCTAATATTAACATTGACGCCACAGTATCTCCCGAAGAATATAAAGAGCGTCTTATAACCTTATTACAAACTATTCTTGACAAAAGATTTCCGGGTAATTACGGAAAAACCAAGATACGTTCGTATAGGGGCCGTATTTCGTTTGCGTGTCCTTATTGTGGAGATAGCATGAAAAGTGATTATAAGAAAAGAGGCAATTTTATCTTATCGGGAAAACATGCTAATTTTTTTAAATGTCATAATTGTGGAGAATTTAAAAGAATTGATAATTTTTTCAAAGATTATCAGATAAATCTTGACTTAAGTGTTATAAATTATATTATAAGTAATATACAAGATTTTTCATATTCATCAAACTTTAAATATGACATGTCTGCGTTTTTAGACATGGGTGTTATTAATAAGTATGCTATTGATAGACAGGAATTTCTAAAATCATTTGGGCTTGTTGAAGTAAAAGGATCTTCTGTTTGGCCATGGTTAGTTAATAGACTTCAGTATGATGAAAAGAAATTCATGTATAATCCAAGAGAAAATTATTTAGTCATTTTAAATTTAACTCCAGAAGGAAAAATAATAGGTGTTCAAAAAAGAACATTTAACGGAAACAGCAGGTATTTTACTTATACATTAAGTAAACTATATGAATTGTTTAAAAAAGACACCAGAACACTTCCTGAACATCTAGATGCACTTTCTCAGATATTTAATATAACTCTATTAAATTATTCAAGACCTATCACGTTATTCGAGGGACCCTTAGATGCTTTCTTATTTAAGAACTCAATTGCTAGTACAGGTGTACATAAGCATTTTCCTATAGAAATTCCTATGAGATATTGGTTTGATGATGATCCTGATGGTAAAGAAGCAAGCATTGAAAAAATAAATGAAGGCGAAGAAGTGTTTCTTTGGACAAAGTTTAAACAAGAATATGGACTTCCTTATAGAAAAAAATGGGATTTGAATGATGCGTTAATTTGGATGCGAGATAACAATATAATAATACCTAATTTTAATGAATATTTTTCAAATGATTCTTTTGACATTATCGATATATAAATAAAAAGAGAAAGTCAAAATGGATACAAGAAAAATAGCTAAAGATTATGGTCTTAATGTTGTTCATGTAAATAAAAATAATATAGGCAGAGTTGCTGAAAAATATGATATAGATAAGAAAAATTTAAAAAACAACGCATATGTTATTGATAATGAAGATATAATCTTGGGAATTTTCGATGATAAAGATTTAAAGATTGCATCATTTTTTCATGAAATAGGACATACGCTTATAAAAGAAAGTTTTGAAAAATTGGTTAATGAAAATAATATGCTAATTGAATCTCAGGCATGGATTGAAGGGCTACGAATAGCAAAAAAATATGGTGTTAAATTCTCAGATAAAATGTTCAATTATATCATGGACTCGATCAATACATATTATATACCCTAAAATATAAAAGAAAATGAAAAAAGACCCTAGTATAAAACTTAATTTTATGTTCGATGAGCAAGAGGAAATTCCACTGCTTAATGTTAATATAAAATTAAAACCCGATAAACAGAAAAACAATATAAAAATAATAAAACCTAAAAATAGAAGAAAAGTTACCGATATGTCTACACGGTTGTTTTAAAAAATGGAAAATGATATATTACACCCAAATTTAAAAAATGAAGAAACTCTTGAGGAAAGATTTGCTAGAGAGCGTAAGGAATGGGACGCTAAGGTTGCAGAATTGTCTTCAAAGATGAATAAGCTTGTTGAACTTCCGAGTTTAATGACAACTTTGTACACTGAAAGACAACGTGCAGTCGAGTACTATCATTATCTTATGTCATTGCTTATTGGAATGAATAAAAGATATAATGCTGCATATGCTGAACGAAATGATTTCTATATGTTTAAATCTCAGGTTCGTTATTCCAGTGAAGGCGCAAAACACAATAGAATTCTTGTAGATTTAGCAGATATGGTCGAAAAACGTGAAATAATGCAGAACCATGCCCGTTTTATCGAAAAAACAATTGGAACGTTAGATAACATAGTATATGCTGTTCCAAGACGTGTTGAAATTGAACAAATAATGAGAGGAAAATAAGATGATAAAAATAGGAATAGTAGGTTCAAGAAAATATCACAATTATTCAAAGGTTGAAGAGGTTGTTAATAAGTGTATTAAAAAATACGGGGCAGAAAACTTATGCGTTATAAGTGGTGGAGCAATTGGGGCTGATACACTTGGAAAACTTGTTGCATTAAACAAAGGACTAAAGTATATCGAATATAATCCTGCGCATGAACAAATGAACGAATATTCAGGAAAGCCTAAAGAGTTTTACGGAAAGCCTTATAACGTTAAAAATTATTTTGAAAGAAACAGTTTTATTGCCGAGGAATGCACTATATTATTTGCTTTTATTCCTGAGGGGCATCAGTCTAATGGGACAATGGATACTGTGAACAAAACTAAAAAATTAGATAAACCATACTTTATAATTAATTAATTATAAAAACGTTAAAATTAAAAATAAAAGAAATTTATATTTAAAATTTAAAAATTATGGCAAAATTTAGAAAGAAACCTATAGCGATTGAAGCAGTATTGGCTTCTATTGTATTAGAAACAGATGACTCTAAAAAACCTGAGTGGATACTTGAATTAACGAATGATAAAATTATCATTGCTGAAGATGCCCTGTTCATTAAAACACTTGAAGGCGTAATGAGAGCAGAACTTACAGATTACATAATTCGAGGAATTAACGGAGAAATATATCCCTGTAAGCCTGACATATTTGAAAAAACATATGAGCCGGTTTATAATGAATAAAATGATTTAAACATTAATGAAATTAAAAATTGATGATTCACGTAAATTTTTAGTTGTAGTTGAGTCTACACAAACTGAATATGAACAGCTTGAGCATTCTTTTACAAAAAAGGTAGTTAATTGGGCTGCAATACGTGATAGGTCAAGCACACGTCCAAAGTCATTTGACACGAAATTTATAGATCGTTATGGTCGTATTCCAATTGGACTTTGGAGTGAAGTTCAAAAATTAGCTAAACATTTTTTCTTTCAACTTGAGATTGATGGTGTAGAACACCTATTTGATAAAGATTATGATGAATCTGAATTTATAGAATGGGTAAATACGTATTTTGAAGAATCAGAAAAACAGCCAAGAGATTATCAAATTGAAGGAGTCTCAAGAATTCTAAAATATCGTTTTTGTACTGAAGAAATTTCGACATCGGGTGGTAAAACACTTATGGCATTTTTGTTATTTCGTTATCTTTTAGACAAGGGATTAATAAAAAGAATGCTTTATGTTGTCCCTAATATTTCTCTTGTAACTCAAACAGAAGAAGAGTTTTATGAATATGAGGAAGATTGTGGCAAAAAACCAATTTGGAAATCACAATGTGTATTTGGCGGAAAAGGGAAAAATGAAGATTTAGAAGCTAATATAGTCTTTGGTACATTTCAGTCTTTATCTAAAAAAGATATTGATTATTTTGCAAAATTTGATGCAGTATTTATAGATGAAACGCATCATGCAAGATGCAGCTCCATTAAAAATGTTATTGTTAAATCTTATAACTCGAAATATAATGTAGGAATGACAGGAACGCTTCCCCCTGAAGGTTCTCTTGATTCCTTTACTGTTCAATCGTATTTAGGCCCATGTGTTTATGTTGTTAAATCTGCAGACTTGATAGCATCAAATTTTGCAACACCTGTTAAAGTAGTCGGTATTGAATTAGATTATTTAAATGAAGATGTTAAAAAGAAACTTTATGATTTACGTAATGTAAGTGCAACTGAAAAAGACGGTGTTAAATTACTAAACCTTGAAAAAGATATAGTTAGAGAAAATCGAAAAAGATTATTATATGTTTGTGATACAATAGCAAAATCGACAAAAAACTCATTGGTATTGTTTTCAGATATAAAGAATGATTACGGAAGAAATATTTTTAACTATTTAAAAGAAAATACAGATAAGACGGTTTATTATATCGATGGGGGAACTAAAGCTGAAAATAGAGATTACTTTAAAAAACAAATGGAAGAAAATGAAGGAGTAATAATTGTTGCAAGTATCGGAGTTTTTAGCGAGGGGATAAATGTTTTAAATCTCCATAATATATTTATAGTTGAAAGTTCAAAAAGTGAATATCAAGTTCGACAAATGCTTGGTAGAGGAATGAGACTCATGGAAGGGAAAGAAGTTATAACTGTTATTGATTTTTCAGATAATTTTGAATATGGGTCTCACAAGTACCAAAAGGTTAACTATTTAATGAGACATGCGAAAGAAAGAGAACGAATATACAAAGACAAGGGATTTCCATATAAACGTTATAAAGTAAAGCTATAAAGCTTTATCTTTGTAATATATAAATAAAATAAATTTACTTTTTATGGGGGCAATTAAAGAAAAAATGTTTGAAATAGCTGAACTTATTCAGCAAATGATGGACGAAGGTGTCAAAGATCATGAAATAGATGAATATCTTGAAGTTCAATTGACGCCTGAGGATTATGAACTTTATCATAAAAACAAAGACATTATCTTTAATCATTTTTTAGGATACATGAATGAATCATTAATAATGCCAAGTTTATTCGAAGGTTGCGGTTGTGGAAAAAGACGCCCGAGTGGAATTCCAATTCGTAGACCTACGCCACGTGTTAAAATTCCAGTACCACCAAAATCCCCAAATAAACGATAAATTAAAAAGGGAAGTTTAAAACTTCCCTTTCGTTGTCATAATGTGTAGTTGTGTAATTATTTTCTACCGCCTCTTTGAATTTTATTCATTCTTTGAGGTGTAGTTCCTTGACGCATTTGAGGTCTTGCACCAGTTCTATTCATAGTAGTTCTTGCATCTTTATGAATTTGTTTTCGGTCTCTTTGCATGACATTATCACAGGTACCATCTCTTTTTCGATCTCTTTGTTGAATCATGACAGGATCTACCGATTGTTCTTGCACATTAGCTTGAACTTGTTCTTTTGTTTGTTGTTTTGTTTGTGTTTGAGTTTGTACAGGCTCTTGCGCCATAACTGCTGCACTAATTAAAAGCGCTCCAATTAAAATCATTGTCTTTTTCATAATTGTTTTTGTTTTTTTAGTTTATGTTTATTTTTGTTTGTATATAACAGATTTTCTGTTATTTTATCGTCTTCCTCCTGAAGTACTTCTTGAATTATTTGAAGAACTAGAACTATTTGAATTTGAAGAACTTCCGCTACTATAACTTGAGCCTGAACTTCGGCTTGGCGTAGAGTAACTTGGGCTGCTACTTCTTGAAGGTGTAGAGTAATTCGAGCTTGAACTTCTAGTTGAAGTACTTACTGAACGATTTGGCGTAGGATAATCTTGTCTACTTGGTGTATTGTAAGTTCTTGATTGTGTAGTTGTTCTAGTTTGCGTTGAAACTGTATTTCTTGAAGGAGCTGTAGTATTTCCCTGTTGAACAGCTCTGCGGTTTTCAGGAGTTGTATACGTAGGCTTACTTACAAAATCCTCTTCTTTATATGATTTCTGTGCAGGAGTAGTATTAAAATCTGGCCTTTTGTTTATATTCGGTTTATTATAAGAAGGTGTATAAGATCTTCCCGATTCAGTATATGTAGTTCTTGAATTAGGAGAAGTTTCACTTCTTCTTGTCTGAGTTTGAGTCTGGGCACTAGTTCGATTATTCGTAGTTGAACTTTGTTGCGTTTGTGTAGTAACTGTACTTCTTCGAGTCTGAGGCTGAATAGTAGTACCGGTTAATGTACTTTTATTTTCAGGTGATATTGCAATTCTTCGACCTCCTTCATTTATTCCTACAACTTTGCCGCTGCTTTTATCAACCTGAACAGTTCGATTAACTACCACAGGTTGTTTACCGGCTAAAGTCGAAGAACTTGTTCTACGTCCTATAGAATAATTTATGTTAGTATTCAACAAAGAATTGCTTCTGTTATTCATATTTATGCTTGAATATCTAAAATTAGAATTTAAACCATTATAACCATAATAGTAATAATTATTTATGTAATATTTATCATGCGATCTATAGTTATTATATCCCCAATATGGGTACCAATAATAGTAACGATATGGTCTATAATACCAAGAATCCCAGTACCAGTAATCCCAATACCATGAGTTCCATCCTCTGTCATAAAAATAAAAGGGATCATAATAAAATGGGTTATAGTAATAATTAAATCTCCAATAAGGATAAAATGTAGGACTATGGAATCTATAAATTAATGATGAATAGTAGAGATCGTTATAAACCTCTTTTTTTGCATCATAATAAAGAGAATCCTGATAAAGTCTTAGTTCTTTTTGTTCAAGACGAATTTCTTTTTTCTTAAGTTTCAATTCTTCTTTTTTACGATCTAAGTCTTCTCGACTTGGGATGTAATAAACATCATCGTTTTCAGGTTTTTGTTCTTTAATAAATACAGTATCATATACGAATACAGTATCAGGAGTAGCAATTGTTTTGCCAAGAAGTTGAGCCTCTTTAGCATAATAATACTTTTCATAATCCGACATCCCGGCGGTGTCGATTGTTTGCGCCATTGCCGTTAATCCGAAGATTAATAAAACAATTGGTAAAAGTAACTTTTTCATAATTTTTATTATTTTTGTTAGGATGGATATTCCTATTCTAAAATTCTTCAAAGATTGTACCAATGATATATGCTTATCAAAAATTTAACAAAACTTTAACAATTTTATGTAATTTTAACAAAATTTTAAAATATTTTACATATAAATTATATAAAAGCGTGTAGATTATCTACTTTAAGCATATTCTTTAAAATTTGCATAACTGCAAAAAAATAATGAATATATAGAATAAAATAATTATATTATGAAGAAATTCGGAGATGTTTATAAACAAAAGTTATTTGAAGCACGAGTTCGTCAGGAATCTAAAATTTTAGAGGACTTTAGACTCGTATATAATGCATTGACAGAAAATTATGGTATTACATCCGTTTATCACTTAGATGAAAAAACTCAGTTATCTTTTTTAACTGAATTAAGTGACTATTGGACTGAAGAATCCGGAATTACTGAAAAGGGTATAAATTTTCTTAATAAACGTTCAATGACTATTAATGAAAACTCTACGACCATTCAAAAGAAAAACTTTCTTAGAGAGAAAACCTATGCTGCTATAAATGAAACTTTTAGAAAATCAAATCTTAAATATAATATCTATGATGTTATAGACGAAATGTATCATCAGATGAAAGCAACTGATTTAGGTGATATTTTAACTCCTGAAACTATTACTAATGTTATATCTGAGTCTTTACAAAAATCTGTTTCCGAGTTTACAGCAAATATTAGAAAAGAGTTGACTGAAAGTACTAAAAAAAGATATTTTGGAAAAGCTGTTATAAATGAAAGTAGAAAGAGAAGAAGATAATTTTAAAAACTTAAGAACTAAAGATTTTGGGGCGATAAGCCCCTTTTTTATGAATATATAAATAAACCTAAAATAAATTAGTTATGATAAACCGATTATCACAGATCTTAGAGAAAAAAGGATCTAAATATGTCGATACTCTCTTAAGTGAAAATGTTGTCATTACTGAAAAAATTGACACGTTTAGAATAATATTTGAGAAAAAGGGTGATGAGCTTATATTTTATAAAAAAGATAATACGCCGATTACACTTATCGAAAGAGTCCTTACGGACATATATGAAGACGCGTTATTGGAAATTCCTATTATTACGAAGGAAGCAGAAATCCCAGAAGGATATTACTTTGGACTTTATTATACGCCGGTTGAAAGGCCTTTAAGAATTCCATACTCCGGACTTCCTAAGTACATTTTAACTGATATAACAAAAAGGGATAAAAATAATAAAGTTGTCGAGTCTTTAGATTATGAATCACTTAGAGAATGGGCAGCAGTGTTATGCATGGGAAGACCTCCTGTTATATTTGAAGGAAAATTGAACGAAGAACAAAAAAACCTTCTTCTTTCTTATGATTTAAGAGAATATAAAGGTGAATCGAAAACATTCTCTGAAATGATTCATAATGTTTTTAATGCATTATACTCAAAAGAAAATATAATAGAAGGCGTGGTTATTAAATCCGGTAATAAGCTTTCTCAGGTTATTTCTTATGAGTTTGATCTTCTTAATGAAGCCTATGAAAAAGCAAATGAATCTCGTGATTTTTATGATATTACAATCTCGGATGTCCTTGAGTTTTTAGAAGATTATAACATTCCTATATTAGAGGCTGAAAATAAAGATGAACTATATCTCAATATTATATGTAATATATTTAATGATTACTGTGATAAGAGAACTGTTAATGAAAATGTAGACGAAAAGTATCTTATGCCTCCACAGTTTGGTTACGGTGGAAAACTAAATAAAAAATTGATTACTAACGAAGAAACTTTAGAATGGGTTAATAAAGCACCTATTTACGAAGCTTTATTCAAAGTTTTTGTTTCATCATTTAGAAAAACTAAAAAGCCTTATGGGCTTTTAACTGAAGCTATCACAGACAGATTTAATTCATATGTTAAACTTATAAATGGATATATTAACAAATTTGATAATGTAGAAGAACTTAATGAAGAAGAAGTTTGTTTAACAAATGAAGAAAATGAGTTGTTTGAATCTCGTTCAGATAATATCGTCATTAAAGCGGTTAAACGTAGAACTCCTAATGATATTGATAATATGAGAGTTATAGCTTCTATCCAAAAGGCATTTGAACCAAAGATAAGAGACGTAAATAGAGGCGAAAAACCTTGTGCAGTGTATCTTACGACATTTGAACCTTTTACAAATGCACAAATGACAAATGTTCATAGAATGCATGATATGTGGAAATGTCCTGTAATAGTGATGGGCATTAGTAATGAATATAAAATTGAAGGAAAAAACTTCCATGCATCAGACGAATTAATGAAAGCACAGATGCAACTTCTTATGAATAACGATAATGCGCTTATTCCTGGGTTTGCTCTTCTTACATCGTGGAATATTACAGAGGTCTTTGAATATTGTCGTCCAGAGTTTGAGCCAATAGTTATTATTACAGATCAGGGAAAAAAGGCGGAATTAACATTACAGTTATTTCTTGAAGAAGAGATTATGGGAGGAAGAATAAATGTTGATGATAACTTTAACATAGGAGAACTTGAAAATGAAGATCGCTTAACAACATTTAGAGCAATAGAAGATAACAACTATTCTTTATTTAAAGAACTTACGCCTTCGCCTATTCATAATATCATGGATCAGATATTTTCTGAGTATCGTTATTGGAGTGGGCAGATCTTAAAGGCCATTAAGGATTGAGATAAATAAAATAAAATTAATATGAAAGCATTAGACTTAGTAGTAGGACGTAAAGTTAAAATTTTAAGAGGCAGATATGCCGGACAAACCGGTATCATTGCAGATTTTAACATAAAAGATGATCAAGTGGATGTTCAGCTTGATAATTCTGATAAAATTTGCTATCTTGGTCTTGATGACATACGATTAATTGACCCATATAAACTTGCATTTAGAAGAAAAAATGAAAACCAAAATAATAAAATTAATATGAAAAATTTAGTATTTGAATCACTCAATGAGTTATTTGAGTCAAAAAAGGCACAGGCTACTAAGCCCGTAAAAGAAGATAAGTCTAAGCCAGTAAATCCTGCTAGAGAAAAAGCTAAACTCGAAAAAAGTAAAGCAATAAAATTAAAGAATCAACCTAAAAAAGAAAAATATGAACAAGCAATTAAAGCACTAGAAGCTGAAATCGTAAAAGCTAAAAAACCCGGAGCATTTAAACTTGTTTCTGACAAAAAAATGAAAATTAAAGAACTTCAAGATAAAATTAATGCATGGAAAAAGAAATTAGCAGATCTTGATTAAAAATAAATTAAAAAGTATGAGAACTTTCTTAAGTGAACAGGAACAAATATATAGTGAGCAACACGCAAAAGAATTATTAGCTATACAGGCTAATTATAATAAAAAACTTGAACAATTAAACACAGAACTTGCAAAACAAAAATCTGATTTAATGATAAAGCACATGAAGATTGCTCAACAACAAGCCGCAGCTGCGCAGTTAAAACAAAAAACTAAGATAGAGCCTCAGCAACAAGTTGTTGCTAAAACTGGAACTGTCGATACAGCCGGAAATCCTGTTACTTCTAAGGGAGGGACTCCAACAGTAGAATCTATTAATATTCTTCGAGTAAATCCTATTGTGGAGGACGAACAAGTAAGGTACGGCAACCCTTATGTAAAAAGCGATATGCGTAATTGGTATCAGAAACCTCCGACTGGTGGTCATCCTGAAGAAAAACCAAAGGTTAAAAGAAAACCTTCTATGACGTATAAACGTAAGATGCAGATTCAAGATCTTCAATACGAGATTCAAGACTTTAAGGATGAGATTAAATGGACAAAGGAAAAATTTCAAACTCCAACTTACGAAGGCATTGAAGGAGAAATTGAAAACTTCTTTGGAGAAATTGGCCCCGAAGCCTCAGAAATTCTTAATTCCGGTGCTTATAAAAGTGATGCCGAAATAATACAAGCCTTAAAAGACGTTGGCGTTAAAGATGCAAAGGAAACATTGGAAAATTATTATTATTATTATCCTGAATATAATCCTAAATTAGCAGTAGAAAGAAGAAAATCTCGAGAACAAATTAGAAAACTCGAACTTGAAATTCAAAAACGTCAGGATAAAATCGATAAGATGTATTCAATGTATGAATCCACATTTAGCACCCAAGGCGTTAATGACGAGGAATATCATGAACTTAAGAATTATCTTGATGCGGAAAACATTAGTTATTTTGAGGATGAGGATGGCACAGAAATAGATTTTGATGACACAGAACTTGATGCTGAATGGCAAGATCGATTAGAAGAAATTGGCCTTGAATATGTTAGAGATTTTGAAGAAGATGAACCTAAAACTGATGACATTCTTTCAGTAGAAGATGAAGACCAATACGATGAAGAAGACATCACCGATACAGACGAAAAAATCGATAACGAAAAAGTTTTCTATGTTAAAGTAGAAGATGAAGGCGAAGCATTCGTAGGAAAAATCTACAAGTTATTCGACGAAGGCGATTGGAGATCAAAAATAGTTGATGGCGATTCAGAAACTTTTGAAAAACTAAATTATGACCCCGATTGGGACGAATTTGATATAATCGCATTCTTAAGAGAAAACTATGCAGATGCAGAACTTGTATCAGAAGATGAATTCAATGACCACGCTGAAAATCCCGAAGTAGAACCTGAAAATGTTGAAGAAAGTTGGGCAGCCGTTGCTCGAGTTGCTGCGCCTATAGTAAAAAAAGGCGTTGAAGCAGCTGCTATAAAGGCTGGAATGAATTTAGCTGATAAAGTAACAAAAACCCCGCCTGCAGAACCAATTGAAGAAGATAACGAAGAGGAAATTGAAGAAAATGTTCATTCGATTCCTACATTAGATGATTATTTATTGGAAGCTTCTAAATCTCTTCCTGGCGAATATCCAAACAAAGGAGATGAGTTTGAAATACTTGCTGAATTTTGGCCAGGAAATCCTTACAATCATTTATCATTAACAATTGGAACTCATACGCGAAATTTATCTGGAACTGATAAGTATGAATTTAAAATTGGCGATATAATTACATATGATAGAGACAATGGTTGGGATACTTCATTCTGGAAAACGCCGGACGGCCGAGAAGGACGAATCTATTCTCTTCCACGAAGTTTAGTTAAAGAAAAAATACTTAAAAAAGTAGGACCAAAATTTTATCGATAATTAGATTTAAGGGAACGTAAGTTCCCTTTTATTTTATTTGTTATACAGAAGATACATGTTACAATTAGTTTCCTAAGTTGTTATATTGATAGTGAATATATATATTTTATTAAACCAAAATAATGTTAATTATGAGTAAAAATTATGTTCCAAAAACTCTTACAGAGTTTATAACAGAATCACGATCAATACCTCTAAAACGTAAATATGGAGAAAGACCTGCCATTACAGCAGGGGCCAATGCTCCTATTCGTAATCAGGTTTTATCGTATGTTGCCGAGAGTGGCTCAGTATCAAAAATAGATCTTAAGAAATTTATTGTTGGGCTTAGAGAAGGTGGTTCAACGCCTGCAGCTGCTAATATGTTCATTAAAAGAAACGCTAAATACTTTGTAACAGAAAACAAAAATGGTGTTACTTATTTTAAACTTTCTGATTTAGGACAAAGATTAGTGAATCAATTTATTATTTCTCATGAAGGTAATGTATCAGAAGCTGTTAAAGAAGCAAGAACCAAAGTATCTGCAATTTTTAAATCAAGAAAACGCGGAAATATCTTGAATGAAGATGAAGAAACACCAGAATTTGAAGTTCCAGAAGATGAAGAATTTGAAGATATGGATAATGAAGGCCCTGCAGCTGAAATAGGTTTTGACGATGATAAAGAAGACTTTGACCTTGAACAAGATGAAGATGATCTTGAAAATGAAGATGAAACAATCGAAGAACTTAAAGATCGAGTAGCTAAGCTTGAAGCACAGCTTGCAGAACTTTTAGATCTTGAAAAAGAAGAACATCCAGAACTCAATGATGAAGATGAAGAAGACTACGATGAAGACGAAGAGTTCGATGATCTAGAAAATGAAGACATGGAAGACGAAGAGTTCGATGATACTGTTATAGACGAGGACGAATTTGAAAACATGGATGAAGTTGACAATTTTCAAACAAGAAAATATGATTTTAAAGATAAAGGACGTCCGGGTTTATATGATATGGATGAATCTATGAATGAAAATTGGGATGATGAAGATGACTATGGCGATGACTTATCTGAGTATGAATGGGAAGTAGGTTCAGCGTTATACACCCAACTAGAAGATAGCAATATTGAATTTGATGAAGACAATTTAGGTGATGCTCTTTATGACAAAATGGACTTTATACCACGTTGTATGAAGAAAGGCCTAAGTCCTTTAGACTGTGCACTTAAGCTAATGAAGGATAAAGAATTTATGTCACAGATAGTTGATGAAGATGACTTTTCAGAAAGCTTTAAAGGCAATAAAGTAAATACTTCTCGTATGAAAGCTATCATTGAAAATCTTAGAGTAAGAACCATTAATGAGGCAGCTGAAATTGATGATGAAGATGAATTAAAAGATGAAGACTTAGATTCTTTAGATTTAGATGATGAAACTCCAGAAACTGATGATGAAACTGCTACAACACTTGATGGCGATGAAGAAGTCGAAAAAGTTGAAATAACAGAATTTATTATTACTGTAGATGATGTGGACGTAGCTATCGAAGAATTGGCAAATCTTGGGGTAACTGCAGAAAGAGTTGAAGTTGAACCTAAGGAAGAAGAAGTTCCTGTGGATATTGATGAACCCGAAGATGATGAAAAGCCAGCTGAAGGAGAAGATGAAGATGATGAAATCGATGTTGACGTAGATCTTGATAAGGATACTTCTGAATCACTTAGAGCATTCATTAAAGCCAATTATCTTACTGAAGATGAAGAAGAAAAATCTGCCGAAGAAATTGGAACAAGTGATGAACTTGGATTAGGAGATCAGGGACAAGAAGCAACAGAACTTAATGATAAACCAACAGAAGACGAAGAATCTTTAGATGCAACAACCGAATTTGAAGAAAATAAAATTAAAGTTAAAGCTGAAGATTGGGACATTCTTAAAGGTTGGCTCGAAGAAAAAGGAGTAGACGTTAAAGAAATGTTCGGAGGCGATATTGAAACCGAAGAATTTGATAACGAAGATGATGCTAAAGATATTGTGCCTTCAAATAGTGAAATAAGTGATGATGAAATTGATTTTACGGGAATAGGTGATGATGACAAAACAAAGATTAAAGATGAAAAAACCGAGAAAACCAATGAATATATAAAATAAATTATTACTATGAAAGCAAAATTGGTTAAAGAATCTTTGAACGAAAGTATAATTGATACAGAGGTTGAAATGACTGAAATGGAAATTGATACTGAGAATTTAACAGCTACTTTAATATTTGATCTTGATGGTTGGGATGATGAAGAAGCTGCATTGGCACAAATAGAAGCTTTTGCAGAAGGTACGCATGATCTAATAGATTATGATGAACTTGAGCATGTATTATTTAAACATGGTTATTATATAGATGAAACTAAAAGCTGGGAATTTGATGAAGACGTATTTCCTACAGTAACTATTTATATTAGACCTCGTTAAAAATTATAGGCTATATAATTAAATTAAAAGGGGCTTAACCGGCTCCTTTTGTTTTGAATATATAAATAAAATTATTATAATGGCTCTTAAGCGTGCATATATCTTTGATTTTGATGAAACATTGGTAACCACTAATGCAAGAATACATGTTTATAGAGATGGTGTTTATTCTTATTCAATGAATTCAAAAGAATACAATTTTTATCAACGTAAAAAAGGAGATTCTTTAGATTTTTCAGACTTTAATGATGCCAATCTTATTTTAACTGCCAAAAAATACAAAATGTGGCCAGTAATTTATAATATAAATAAAGCTGTTAAAGAAGACCGAAGTACATCTGCTATTTTTATTTTAACTGCCAGATCTCCAATAGTTAAATCTGCAATTTATGAATTTCTTAAGAAAAATGGAATAGACATAAATATTAACAATATTTTAACAATTGGGGATGATAATGCTTTAATAAACGTTTCAGAAGAAAAGAAAACGGTTCTTAGAAAATTGTCACAAAAATATGATGATATTATATTCTTCGATGATGATCCTAAGAATATTCAATTAGCCCAAGGCATTAAAAATGTTAGAACACGCTTAGTAGAAAATATTGGAACTCCAATGGCTACACTTACTAATGTCCCAGGAATGGGAAATGCTATTCCAGCTGGCCCAGGTACTATAGGTTCAGGAGATCTTTTTGGAACATCTTTTGACAAAAAACCATATACTCAATCAGTTAAAACTAAAAGAAAAAGAAGAAATAAAATAAGAGCTAAAACGGTTAAAGAATCAAACTTGAATCCGTATGATAAAATAGGAATAGCGATGGCAAAGAAAATGAAAGTTAAATTGCCGTTTCAAAAAATAAACAAAAAAGAAAATCAAAATGCTATGAAACAACAAAAACTTGAACATCAAATTATTACGTTAGACGAATTTACTAAAGAAATAAATGAACTCAAAGTACAAGATATAAATTAAAATAATTAATCCTATGAAAAATTTAGTTTACGAATCATTAGACGAACTTTATGAATCAAAGAAAGTTCCTAGAACTAAAAAAGGAAAACAAAGAAAATTCAAAAAAACCATGGGAGAATGGAAAGATGGTGAATTAAACATAGGAAAATCAGACAAAAAAGTTCCAAGAACTAAAGAAGGTCATAAACAAGCAATTGCAATTGCATTATCACAAACAGGACAATCAAAGAAAAAATAGCTTATCTTTAAAAACTTTCTTCGATTCTGTGATATAATTATCAAAATGTATTTATATGACAGACACAATTAAGTTTTTAAAGGTGCGTGATGTTAAATCGCCAAGTCGCGCAAATGAATATGATGCAGGAATAGATTTTTATGTTCCAGAATTTACTAAAGAATTTATAAAAGATCTAAGAGCAAAAAATTCTTATGTACTTTGTAATAAAGATGGTGACATTCAAATAACGGATAATATTCAAATAAATCCTCATCAAAAAATTTTAATTCCATCTGGTATTTATTGTCAAATGGCTTCCCCACACAGGGCATTAATAGCAGCGAATAAATCTGGGGTGGCTTCAAAGCTTGGATTAATTTTTGGCGCGCAAGTCGTAGATTCATCATATCAAGGTGAAATACATATAAATCTTATTAATACAACTGATTATCCTGTAATTATTACACCGGGTATGAAAATTATACAATTTCTTGAAATGCCTATTTATACTTCTAATATCGAGATATTTGAAAATATGCAACTAAAAGAGTTTTATGAAAAAGAAACAACTCGAGGGCCAGGAGGCTTTGGCAGCACTGATCATAAATAAAAAATAAACAATTAAAAAGAAAAAATCGTGAAAATTAATCTTAAACAAGTAGCAAAATTGGAAAAACAATTCTGCTACGAAAATCCGGTAGCATTTAATACGCTCCAAAAAATGATAGAGCTCGTTTTATCATATAATGATACTTCATATGCAACTGCACCAGATAATGTTAAATTAGCATTTATAACACTTAAAGAACTCGAAGTTATTACAGAACCAATGCCTGATGTAAAACAATTAAATTCTTAAAATATGAGAAGAACACGAGTTTATATCGCATCTCCTTATTCGTTTGGTAATAAAGAAGAACTCGTTAAAAAACAGTTTGAGATAGCATATCATTTATTGAAAATGGGCTTTAATCCTTATGCTCCTCTTTATAACCATTTCATACAAGAAACATATCCCGATGTTGATAGTAATTTTTCGTGGATTGAACTTGATAAAGAATGGCTTGAACTTTGTGATATATTAGTACGTTTTCATTTTAAAGATGAAAACGGCGTAGAAATTCCAAGCCAGGGAGCAGATGAAGAAGAAGCTCATGCAAAGGCGTTAGGAATTCATGTTTTTCATTTTGACAAAATCGAGGATATGGTTGAATACATGCAAATTATAGATTTTTATAAGTTGTAATGTAAGTTATAAAACTATTGATACGATAGTTATTTTAACAAAAGATTAATCTAAAGCGTTAATCTTTTGTTGTCTTGCTAAATATAAAACAAAAACTTATAATACAAGAAACTATAAATTAAATAACTTATAACTCTTGTTCATTTGATTAGTATTGCACTAATCAAATCTTTCTGAAACTTTGAAAGTTTCAAGTGGCGGATTATAATCGCCCATAAATTTTTGAAGTCTAAGCTTCATTAACTTTTATAACTTGATTACCCTTTAGTTGACCTCTAAGGGGCGTATAAAAGTTTTCTTTTATTATATATTAAAATTTTTAAAGAAAAATAGCTTTTATACGATATTATTTTAATTATAATTATTATAAAATATTATTAACTATTTATATTATGATTGTTAATATAGAGCAATATCAAGGAAAATTAGTAGTATCTTATGTTAAACAAGATGGAACAATCGGGTTTACGCAATTTAATATCCCGGCTTCTCATCAATATATTTATGTGTATGCAACAAGAGGCATGGGCACACCCGGTATCCAATCATGGGATTTTAAGCCAGTTCGTAAAATTCCTACACGATTTCTTAGCAGAAACAGGATTCAAGAATTTTTCATAGAAGCAGGTGAACAAAACACTAAACATTTGTTTGAACCCAACATGCCAAATTTGTATGGTGCAGATATTGAAGTAGAAGTAACTGATGATGGATTTGCTGATCCTGAAATAGCTAACAATAAAATAACTGCGATATCATTTTCACATTATCCTGATATTACAGTATTTGGATTAAAACCACTATCTGGGGAAGAATGTAAAGAAATAGAAGATAAAATAAATAATCATATTAGTAAGTTTGGAAAAAAGTATCAATTTGTTTATAAGTATCATAAAAATGAAGCAGATATGCTTTATGATTTTCTTTATAACTATGTTCGTCATGCACCTCTTATAGCAGGATGGAACTTTTGGAATTATGATTGGAGGTACATTATAAATAGATGTCGTAAATTAAACTTAGACATATCATGGGTATCTCCAACTAAACAATGGTATGAGCATAAAATAAAAGATAGAAATAAAAACGTAATTGTAATGCTTCCATATCATAAGCTTATTATTGATTATATGACTATTTATCAGAAATGGGATAGAACTATAGAAGTAAAAGAAAATGATACTCTTGAATATGTTGCAGAAACAGCTTTAGGCATTACAAAAATTAAGTATCCTGGTACTCTTCAAGAATTATACGAAAGAGACTATACGCAATTTATATTTTATAGTGCTATTGACAGTATTCTTATTGAATTTTTAGATAAAAAACTTAAGACTATGATAACATTCTTGAACTTAGGAAACATTACAAAAGTTGAAGCAATGTCTGCGTTTTCACCAATTTTAATGTTAGAGGCAACATTGGTTAGATACGCATATCGAAGAGGACAAGTTTTTCCAAAAAAGGAAGAAATGAAACAAGGAGAAGGTTATGAAGGCGCATTTGTTTTTGAACCAATTCCTAATATGTATGAATGGGTGGTCTCATTTGACTTTGCGTCACTTTATCCTTCAATTATGCGTCAATTTAAGCTTTCCATTGAAAACTTTTTATTTAAAGATAAAAATTATACACCAAAGGCAAATGAAATTAAAGCTGCAAATGGTGCTGTGTTTGATGCATCATATGAACCTTTAATCTCAGAAATTCTCACAGATTATTATAATCAACGTAAAGAAACTAAAAAAGTTTCAATAAACGCGGAAAAGGAAGCTGACGCTCTCAAACATATACTGGATAAAAGATTAAAGGACGCAAAACTTTAACACATTTTTAATAGTTTTATGTTGTTAAATTTTTTTAAAAGATAATAAATAACTTGATACTACAAAACTAAAATAAAAATATAAAACTCAAATGAATTTTGAATATACTGAAGCGCAGTTAAATGAAGCCGGCCTCTCCTATTTTAAAGGAGATGTGTTGGCTTCAGACGTATGGATTAAAAAATACGCATTAAAAAATAACGATGGAAAATGGGTAGAGGGGCACCCAGAAGAAACGATTAATCGAATGATTAACGAATTCGTAAGAATGGAAAACCAATATCCCAATCCATTGACAAGGGAAAAAATCGAAGAACATTTACAAGATTTTAAGTATTTTATACCTGGCGGTTCTATTTTATTTGGACTGGGAAATCCTTATCAAGTTTCATCACTAGGAAATTGTTTTTTTATTCATAACGGGGCAGATTCCTATGGTGGCATTTTTAATATTGATGAGTCTATAGTTCAACTTATGAAACGTAGAGGAGGCGTAGGCATAACACTTGAAAATCTTAGACCATCACAAGCTAGAGTTAACAATGCGGCCCAAACATCAACTGGAGCAGTTTCCTTTATGGATAGGTTTTCTAACTCAACCAGAGAAGTTGCCCAAGATGGAAGGCGAGGAGCGCTTATGATTTCTTTAAATGTTAATCATCCAAATATTAAAGAATTTATAACAAAAAAGGATGATTTAACTAAAGTAACAGGGGCTAATGTATCAGTTAAAATTACTGATGAATTTATGAAAGCTGTTGAATTAGACGCTGATTACATTTTAAAGTGGCCAGTTGATGATAAACAGCCCGTTATTAATGAACAATACGCCTATAATAAACTTTATGAAAGAGAAGATGGTTCTTATATCATGAAAGTAAAAGCCCGAGAAGTATGGGACATGATTATTAAACAGGCTCATAAAAATGCAGAACCAGGTGTTTTGTTTTGGGATACTATTATTAGCGAATCGCCTGCAGATTGCTATCAAGAGTTTGGTTTTAAAACACTTGGGACAAACCCATGTATAGTTGGAGATACCTTAGTGGCTGTTGCTGATGGGAGAAATACTGTATCAATAAAACAACTTGCGGAAGAAGGAAAAGATATACCCGTGTATTGTTTAAATGAAAACGGGAAACTTTCTATTAAAACTATGAGGAATCCTCGAATAACAGGTTATAATCAACCTGTTTATAAAATTACTTTAGAAAATGGACATACTATTAAAGTTACGGATAATCATAAATTTAGATTAACGTCAGGGGAATATAAAGAAACAAAAGATTTAAAGTACGGAGATAGTTTGCATATTTTAACAAAATATGTGGCATCATTAAATGAAATATTTAAAAGACCAGGTTCAAGAGGCGCTAATTATTGGTGGCTTAAAAATGGATTAGAAGCCAATAAATCTGAACATAGATTTATTTTTGAAAATTTTAATAATAAAATACATCCATTTAGAGGATTTAATGGAACGACTTCATTTGCAAAATTTATAGCATTAAAGTTGGGATATGAATATGTAGATAAAAATACAAGAATACTGAGAAATTATCAAGATGCTTTGGAAAATGGCTATAATGCAAAAATAACTGACGATAATCAACTTTTAGTTGAAAGAATTTGTGAAGAATGCGGCAAACCATTTTGGACGTATTATTATAGAAGAGAATATGCTATATGCTCAACCTCCTGCTCTAATAAATATGTAAATAGGACCACAGATACTAATAAAAGAAGAACCGAAACAATAAATAAAACCTATCAAAGAAAGGGAGAAGAAAAAACCCAAAAACAAATTAAGATATTTAGTGATCTTAAATTTAACTTAAAAAGAGAACCAACATATGACGAATGGACACAAGCATGTAAAGAAAATAATATCCCATATCGTTTAGGGACTAAATATAGTTTAAAAACGTTTGACGAAATTAAAGAACATGCAGAATTATATAATCATAAAGTTGTATCAGTCGAATTCTGTGGATACGAAAATGTATATAATGGAACTGTAGATAACTACCATAATTTCTTTTGCGGAGGATTTGAAGAAAAAACTAAATCCGGAAAAATAAAATTGCTATTTTTGAATAATTTGCAATGCGGCGAGGTGCCCCTAAGCACGCACGATTCATGCAGGCTGGGATCAATTAATCTCAGTAACATGATAGATAATCCTTACACAAAAAAGGCAAAAATTAATTATAACCTATTATCTGAGGTCTCAAGATTCTCTCAGAGGCTCATGGATGACATCGTATCCCTCGAAGAAGAAAAGATAATGGATATTATATCTAAGATCGAAAGTGACCCTGAGGACATAGAAATAAAAAGAACAGAATTAAATCTTTGGAATAAAGTGTTAACGGTGTTACGAAAAGGAAGAAGAACAGGAATAGGTGTTCTTGGTCTTGGTGACATGTTGGCAAAATTAAACATAAGATATGGAACAAAAGAAGCAACTGTAACTATTGATAAAGTTTTTAAAACAATTGCAGTAAATTCATATAAAGAATCGGTTCAACTTGCCAAAGAAAGAGGTTGTTTTCCAATATGGAATGCGGACAAAGAGGCGCAAAATCCTTTTATTATACGTGTAATTAGTAACAACTTTTCAACGGAAGAATATAATGACTATTTACAGTATGGAAGGCGTAACATCGCCAATCTTTCGATTGCACCTACGGGAACATTGTCGATATTAGCCCGAACAACCTCTGGCATTGAACCAGTTTTTAAATGCTATTATAAGAGAAGAAGAAAAATAAATCCCAATGAACAAGGTGTTAAAGTGGACTATAAAGATGAAAATGGAGATAGCTGGCAAGAATATAACGTTTTTCATTCGGAGTTTGAAAAATGGGCCTCTGAAAATGGTTACATGATACATAATGTATCGGATAATGAATTAGATAATATAATTAAACTTTCACCATGGGCAGGTGCTCAGGCGCATGAAATAGATTATAAGGAAAAGATTAACATGCAAGGTGTTATTCAAAAGTGGATTGATCATAGTATTAGTGTAACACATAATTTGCCTGCAGATATTTCTATTGAGGAAGTTAACAAAATTTATTTTCATGCATGGAAAGTAGGGTGCAAAGGTTGTACAATTTATAGAGAAGGTTCAAGAGCAGGTGTATTGATAACAAAGAAAAAAGAAGAAGATGATTTTTTGCCAACTAATGCCCCTAAAAGACCTAAAGAGTTAAAGGCAGATTATTACGTAGCAACAGCAAATGGTGTTAAATATGCGGTTATTGTTGGTTTATATAAAGATAGGCCTTATGAAATATTTGCATTTGAAAATCCACCACTTGATAAAAACGTAGACGGAAGAATCGTGAAAATTAAAAAAGGACATTACAAGTTTATAAACCATGATTTTGAAATTGATAACTTGCAATTATCAGCAGACAGAGTAGAACAAAGGGCTCACACGATTTTACTTAGTATGTTGTTAAGACACAGGGCTCCAATAGAGCATGTAGTCAATGTTGCAAAAAAGATCGATGAAAACATTACATCATTTAGTTCGGCTTGTCGTAGAGTATTGTCAAGATATATTTCTGAAGAAAAATTAAATGAAAAATGCCCCGAATGTGGAGGCAATTTAGTAAGAGAAGAAGGATGCGTGCATTGTAATACGTGTAGTTACTCTAAATGTTAACCAAAAGGTCTTCTGATTATTAATAGCTTAGGCTCAGATTCAGCTACCGTTGAAGAAGCATCTGTAACTGATAAAAACGGTGTTACAGGTAATCCATTTTGCCAAATGTTCATGTCACCAAAATTGATAAAAGTGTTTTGGGGCAATTGAACATTAACGGAATCTACATAAAAATATGCATTTGTAGTTGTTGCAGATGTAGCGCCATAAATATTTAGTTTCATTTTGTTAAAGGGCGTAATAGGTGTAAAATTTAAAGATAGTTGTTGCCAAGCCGTTGTACTAGAAGCTGTTACTCTTGTTGACGAGTCAAGATCATATATTACTTCAATTGTAGGATTTATATGTTCTCCGGCATAATAATTAGCGCTATTAATTTTTAACCAAGCAGTCACATTTAATTGTTTATTCATACAATGATTTCCGATAGGAATTACTTGTGAAAAAAGCAATGGTCTTTCTGGGTAAAAAGGCTCAAACCTTAGAGAATATTTATCTTCACCTGAAGTATGTACAGTTGGGTCTTCTAGTTCATAACCACATCTTTGAAATTTTCCAAACGGCGTGTAAGATTTATCTACCTTTGGCTCGTTATTTTCTGCTTCAATTCCAAGAAGAGAGTTATTAGCACCATCTCTAATATATGTTTCGTGGATAATTAATTTTCCCGAATTTGAACCAGTAGCATATCTAAATACGACATCATAATATAAGCCACCATAAAATGATAAATCATTTACGTTAGGTGCAATAGTGCCAAATTTGTCATAATTGCTTCTAAAATTTATTATAGTTTCAGAACCTATATAACCTATCGCACATGCACAATAATCAAAATAGTTATTTTCAGATAATCCATTATTTATTTTACTCATTCTAACCGAACCGCCTCCTGTTACAGAAGCAGAATTACCCCAAAATACGTTATTAGTCA